AACCCCACAACAAGAAGATATTACCAAACATTGGGTATCAATACTCTATCACCATCACAGGTGAAACTCAGTATGGTACCTGTTGGTTTCCTTCAAGGTTTACCGATATTCGATGACTACCAAGAAGCATCGGATTGGAGTTACGAGAATGGTTGTGGGGGTATCACTGAGGAAATAGAATATTTGGTAAAGAAACGATTTCAAGCATGTGCGTATCGTGGTGAGCAGAAAATGAGTAAGATATCTTTTAGAGCAGATAGTGAAAAAAGATTGTTGTATTCACCCGTTATGGTACCAGGTATTTTGATTCCGAGATTGGATGAAATTACTGGTGAAAAATACTTTGTAAAATTCACTCCCGAAACGATTGAAAAAATACAAAGAAAGTTCATGATTCAAAAAAGGTTGGATAAGACTAACCTCGAACATGGGGATACAAAATTCAACGACATGGTTATGGTAGAATCATGGATTGTAACAGGTAAACAAGACAAAGCATTTGAGCTTGGTTTTGCAAAAGAAGACATCCCTGTGGGAACATGGATGGTAGGATATAAGGTTTTAGATACTCCTGAAGGGGATACGATTTGGAACGATTATATCAAGACAGGCAAGGTTAAAGGTTTGTCTGCCGAAGGAGAGTTCCTGATGAAATTTAGCCAACAAAATCTTGGTTGATATTTATATGGAAATCATAAACAATTTTAAACTAAAAAAATAATCATGACTGCTACAGAAGCAATTGAAAAGATTATTCACAAGTTAGGATTACAATTCAAAAGTGAAAAGTTTGCTACAACTTTCTTGGTAGATGGAACTGAGGTGAGCAATAACATGGATGAGGAGTTCAAAATTGGACAAACCTTATTCGTTGTTAATGAATCAACTCTTTCACCAGCACCAGAAGGTAATCACGAAACGAGAGAGGGATTGATAGTTACTGTTGACGCAGAATCTACAATCATCGCTATGGCTGAAAAAGTTGTAGAGGCTCCCGCTAATGAGGCTGACAAAGCTGAAGAAGAGGTAAAAACTGACGAGGTAATGGAAGAAATGCCAGAAATGGAAGAAGACGTTATCGCAAAAGTGGTTGAAATCTTAACCCCAATCATGGAGGAAATGAAATCCATGAGAGAGGAAATGAAAAAAATGAACTCTAAGTTCAACGGTGACGTAGACACCATAAAGAAAGACTTTGAAAGTTTCAGAAAGCAACCTGAAAGAAAAGCTATTGACGAGAAAAAAACATACGTCGAGAGCTTCAGTGACTACAAATTGGAACTCATCAAAGCAATGAGAAAATAAAATAAAACAAAATAAAAATCATGGAAAATAAAAAGAAATTTTCTTTCAACTATGATCTTAGCAATCTTCCAACCTACAATTCATACGGTTCGGATCTTTTGATTAAGTCTATCTTAGGATTGACTCTTCCAAAGTACGCTACTATCAGACCTAACTTGAAAGGTACCACAGAAAAAGTAGGTTTCGTTACAAACGACGTAATCCTACAAGATATTGCTTGTGGATTCGAACCTACAGGTGACACAGTTCAAAACGTTGTAACGGTTGACTTGTGTAATAAAAAAGTTAATCAGCAACTTTGTCCTTACTCTTTGTACGATACGTACTTGAGTCAGCAGTTGACAAACTCTAACTTCCAAGAGGCAGTACCTTTTGAAGAAGTTATCTTAACTGATATCTCAAACAGAATTGCTAACCAAGTAGAAAAGCAACTATGGCAGAACACAACTGCAACAGGTGCAACTATCTACAACTCACAGTGTTTCGACGGTGTTGGTGCATTGGTTACTTCAGGAGCGGGTGCTACTCAAATCCTTTATACTGCATCTACTGCAAACAACGGTTTGGACGTATTCACTACTATCTATCAGAACATCCCTGCTAACGTTCTTCACAGAAATGACTTGGCTATCTTCTGTTCTTACGCTAACTACAGAGCTCTTGTATCTTCAATGAGAAATAGCTCGTTCGTAAACTTGTTCACTTTGGATTCTGCTGGTGCAGCTACAGGTGAGGAGTGGAGTTTAATCCTACCAGGAACTAACGTAAGAGTTATCCCAACTGTAGGATTGGACGGAGTTGACGCTTACTACGCAGGACCTGCTGGTTACTACATGGTTGGTATGAACTCAGAAATCATGGAAGTTAAATCTATGTACGATCCATTCGAGGACATCGTGAAAATCAACGCTCACGTTACCTACGGATTAGGTATCTTCGATGTAGCTTCTTTCTGTGTTTGTAAGAACTAATTAAATCCAATAAACTAACTTAAAAAATTATTAAATTATGGCTTCATGTTTTATTGACGCAGGTTACGAGTTGGATTGTAGAAATGCATCTACTGGTGGTATCAAAGAAATCTGGATTTTAGGTAATTCAGGTTCTACCGTTAGTGGTGTAACATATTCAGCTACGGATTCTGTAGTATCTATGTCGGGAAGTGGAGTATGGTATAATTTTGAATTAGTTAAGCAGTCTTCTTCAGTTACTGAAGAGATGTTGGTGAACACGACAGCTCAGTCTATCGTATTCCAACCAACAGTAACAATTTCGTTACCTAAGCTCGATCAAGCTCTTAGAAATCTATTCTTTGACTTGGCAAAACAAAATTCAATATACCTAATATTCCTTGACAATAACTCTCGCTACTGGTTGGTAGGTATTGCAAACGGACTTATGATGAACACTGGTTCACTTCAGTCAGGACTTGCATACAACGATTTGAATGGTACAACTCTAACCCTTCAGGGTGGAGAACCAAACCCAATCGTTGAAATCGACGTAACAACTACTTTGGGAGCGGTTATGACAGGTATGACTGTTCAGGCGTAAAATCTAAAAACTCGGTTTTTAAAAGGGGAGGTGACTCCCCTTTTTTTTCTTCATATAATCTAAAATCTTTATATTTATTAGTATGATTGAATGGGGTGGTAGAAAATGGGTTCCTGGTAAACCTCAACCAAGGAAACCAATTAACGACATAGAAGAGTTGTTAAAACCATTGGGTGAAAAAACCCGAATGGGAAATGTATGGGGTTCACAAATATTAAACGTGCAGAAACCAGTTGAGAGTCAAGGACCTCCTGTTTCTCCGACGCCTACTCCGAGTATAACTCCAACGAGTACTATTACTCCTACTCCAACATTGACTACAACTCCAACTACAACTCCTACCCCTTCTGCAACACCTCCACCATTTAGTCCAAGTAGTCTTTCAGGATTACTTTGGTGGAATGATTATTCCGATTCTAGTAAGACACAACTATCAGGAAGTGCAATCACAGGGATGACTGATTCGGGTAATGGAAATACATATTTCACGGGAACTACGGTTTCTAATTCACCAATTCTTGTGACTAATGCCACAGGAAGCACTCAAGCATTATTATCAGATAAGACAGGTTCTAACAAATGGTTAGAAAGTGGAAATTCATTCACTAACCCCACTGAATATACAATAGTGACTTTAATGAATATTACGGCAACTACCGCCAATAACACTTGGGGACCTGGTTTTCCCGTATCCTCAGACAATGGGCAAGCATACAATACATTTGTCACGGGACTATCAGGTAGATATTTTTCTTGGAGTATTGATAACTTCTTGAACAATTATTTGGTGGACTTCAATCCCCTACAGTTTGTTCCTGTTGCAGGTTATGCCTATTCGAGAAACACTTGGAATACTTACGTGATTACATGTAAACAAAATGGAGCTATGGTGGATTTAGAATATATTGTAAACGGAGTTACTGAAGGTACTGCATCAGCGGTGGGAACTGTTGATGCTATACAACAAAATATGGTTATATCTCTCAATATCGCAGGTTTCGTATTGGAACAAGTGATGTATAATCGAGCATTGAGTGGTGCAGAACAAACGCAAGTATTTAACTATCTCCAAACAAAGTACGCATAACAATGGTAATCCACCAAAAAATTATATTGGATGGTGTTAAGTATGTTGCATTTGAAATAAAGTATCTTAAATGGGATTTAACATCACGAAATGTTTTTTTGGTGTGTTACTACTACTCAGAAAAAAAAATAACGGA